AGGTAGCAAAACAGGTTGTATCTGATTTAGGTAGTTCGTTAGATACAACTATTACTTATACTAGAAAAGGACAATCCAGTTATAACATTGACACTGGAGAAGAGATAAGTGTGGATACTAATTTTTCAGATATCAAAGCACCAGTAGAATTTATAAGATCAGAAGAAGAGGGTGATCAGGAAATGAGAGAAGCAAAAGTTTATATAACTCCAGATCAAATAGGAAATAACCAACCAACTTTAAATGATGAAGTAAAATTAACATTTGCTGGATCTATCAGAACTGGACAGATAACAAGTATTGATACAAAACAAGGTGGACAGACTTACCTATTCACATTACTAGTGAGGTTTTAATGGTAAGAAATTTTAAAAATGCAAAATCAGATTTAGACGCTCAATTAAATGAAGCATTTAATTCAATGATTGGTGATGTTTTAGCTGATCTTGCAACTGAAGCCAATAGTCCAGTTTATACAGGATTTTTAGCATCAAGCTGGAGAGCACAAAAAAGTCAAGTAAGACAAAAAGATAGGAGAGAAGACTTTCAACCTTGGGCATCAATTAAAAAAGAACATGATTTACCAGTAGGCGGAGCACCTTGGAAGCCAGCAGGATCAAGACCATCTAATCCAGTTATTGAGCCAAGATTTTCTCCTCCTACTTTTGATTACAAAAAAGGTTGTTTTATTGGAAATCAAGCAGAATATTCAAGTTATGTAATTGAAGATCCACGAATAGCAAAGTATGTAAAGAATGATATAAAAAATACTATTAATGAAAACTTTAAAGAGAAAAAACGTGGTGCTATTAAAATTGGAGCTACACAAAAGAAAGTTTTGTTTGGTAAAGGTAGTAAAAGTGGTAAAAAATATACTGGTACTTCTGAATTTTAATTATGACTTTAGTGAATACAAGAGCAGCTTTTGAAAAGGCAGTTACCGATGCTATCTCTAATGTAGATCCAACTGTTGTAATGGTTTATGATAATGTTCATTATACAGATCCAGGTAAAACAAAAAAATATGTAATTATGACAATAGATTTTGGGCAGTCTACATTACAAAATCAAGGTACATCTTCGGATTATTATGCTGGAGTTATACAATGCAATGTTTACTGTCCAAAAGGAAAAGGAACTGCATCATTATCTTCAATAAGTGAAGCCGTAATAGATGGTTTGACTTCTGTAAATACTACAAACTATGTTGATACTTTTTCTTGTAAGCCTAGAGTCTTAGATATTACAGGTCCAACCCCTTTAAATATTGAAGATAGAAGTCATTTCGTTGGTGTAATATCTTGCCAATTTACCGCTAACGCTTAGTATATAGTAAAGTAATATAATTTTGATATGACAAGAGCAGTTGATCTTCTCAAAAACAGGTTTGGAGTTTCTCAACTTTACAATTTTGATGTAAAACAAAATGATGAAATCATTCTTACTGTTTATTGGCACCCTTTGACTATTGCAGAGAGAGAAGCTATTCAGAAGAAAACTGGCACTGAAAACACTAATGAATATGCTTTGCAAATGATGATTGAAAAAGCATTAGATAAAGATGGTGTAAGGTTATTCCAAGATGGAGATAAAGCTTCATTAAGAAGAGAAATAGAAGCATCAGTTCTTGAAGAAATACAATTAGCAATGATTAGTGCTGGTACTGATCGGGAGGTGTCAGAGGCTAAAGCCGATTTAAAAAGCTAACGGTGATTGGAGATTTATATTTAGTCTTGCAAAACTACTTCATAAAACTGTAGCTGAGTTGTGTGAAACATTGACTGCTGAAGAGATGATAGGTTGGGCTGCTTACATAGATATAGAAAATGAAGAATATGAAAAAAGAAAAGAGCAAGCTCAACATGTTAGTGCTTTAAGAGGTAAAAAAAGGTAAGATAGGTTTAATATTTGATTTTTGATAGCAAGTGGCTAATTACGGAATAAATATTGATGTAAAAATAAAAGCAGGACAGTTAACTAACTTTAATAAACTTTTAGATAATACTAATAAAAGAATAGATGCAGCAAATAAAAATATACAAAGATTTGCTTCGTTAAGTCCAAAACATATTCGGCCTGTAAGTGAAAGTTTTAATAATTTAACGATGATGGTTAATAAAGCGAATGCAGCTTTTAATAAATCTACTTTAGGAACACCTCAAGCTGTTGATGCAGCTAGAAATCTTGTAAGGGCTAATGATGAATTAAATATTGGACTGCAAAAAAGAACAAAACTTTTAGAACAAATTACTGTTCAAATGAATTTACAAAAGATGGCACAAAAAGGTATAAGGCCATCAACAATGTTTGCAAGTCCTATTGGACCAGGACAGGCTACATCAGTATTTAGTGGCAGAGTAAAGCAAAATATTGCAGCTTCACAAGCTATGAGACAAGGTGGTTTTGCATCTTTTAGTAGCAGAGCAGATCAAGTTACGGAAACTGCAAAAATTGAAGCAGTAAAAAATAAAGCTAGAGATAGACATTTAAAAAATATTGATAAAAAAGTTGCAAAAATAGCAACAATACAGACACAGCAGCAAGCACAAAAAGCATTTGCAGCATTACCTGGAGGGTCATTTGGTATTCCAGGAGGTCAAATAGGACCAAGATTACCTTTAAGGAATAGATTAGGTTTTGGTAAAAATGCAAAAGGAGGTCCTTTTTCTATGCCTGGTGGTGTAATGGGTAGAATTAAGGGTGGTTTTGGAAGCGGTTTAATTGGTGGTGGTTTTCCATTACTTTTTGGTGCTGGTGGTCTAAGTTCTGTTATGGGTGGTGTTGCTGGTGCTGCTGGAGGTGCACTAGCTCCTGGAGGAGGATTTGCTGCTTCTATCGCTGCTACTGCTTTAGCTGCACAAATAGAAAAGATAAAAGAATTTAGAAAATCAGTAAAATTATTAAATAAAGAAGTTATTTTATCAGGAGAAACATCTGAATTTTCAAGGCAAGCAATAAAAAATTTAGCAAAAGATTTAGATATAACTAATGATGAAGCTGTTAAATTAGCTTCTACATTTGCTGGTTTTGGAGGTGAGACAGGTGAGGCACTTATAAGAGCTTTTGGATCAAGAGAGGTATTTAATAGTCTATCAGGATTACGAGATACACAATCAGTTTTATCAAAAATCTCAGAATTAAGAAATCAAATTGGTGAAACAGGAAGAAAAGAAGCCCTACAAGTTTTAGCTACTGAAGGATCTTTAAAAGCACAATTATTTTTACAAGAAAGGATTTTAAATAGAAATAGACAAGCTGTAAAATTAAAAGCACAAAAAATTACTGGTGCTGATAGAAGACAATTTTTAGCTGAAGGAAGAACAGATGTAGATATACAAAATTTTATTGCAAATAGAGTTAAAACTGCTTTAGAACAATTTGATTCATTTAATCAAAAACAATTAGATGTTTTACAAGAGCAAATAAAAATTAATGAACAAATGCAATTTTTAGTTGAATTTCAAGCACCTACAGATCAGCTTCGAGAAATGTTAAATCCAATGCGTCAAATTCTTGATCTTAGTGTTTCTATTCGAGATGGATTTGAGGAATCATTTAAAGGAATAATAAAAGGAACAATGACAGTACAAGAGGCATTTAGAAGTATGTTAAATCGTATTGCAGATCATTTTCTTGATACTGCTGCAAGAATGGCTGCAACACAGATACAAAAAGGATTCTTAGGATTATTTAGCAATATGTTTAATTTTAGCAATTTAGTAAATGATGCAGGTAATGAAATGGCTAGTCAAGGATCAAGAATAGCTGGCTCTAGGAATCTAGGTCGAAGAGCAGATGGTGGTCCAGTCAGGAGAGGAAATAGTTTTATTGTTGGAGAACGTGGCCCAGAATTATTTAGTCCTGGAGTCTCAGGAATGATTACACCAAATGAAATGCTTGGAGGTGGCTCTACAAATATTGTCGTAAATGTAGATGCTTCTGGATCTTCTGTTGAAGGTGATGAACAAGGAGGTAGAGAACTTGGTCGTGTTATCTCAGCAGCAGTACAATCTGAATTAATACAACAGAAAAGACCTGGAGGTTTACTTGCATAATGGCTACCTTCCCTTCTATTGCTCCTAAATATGGACAACAAAAACGATCTAAACCTTTAACACGCACGGTTCGCTTCGCTGATGGGTTTGAACACAGAATTTTATTTGGATTAGCAGAACATCAAAATCCAAAAATATTTAACTTTACTTTTGAAGTGTCAGAGTCAGATGCAGATACAATAGAAACTTTTCTTGATGCAAGAGCAAATGATAGTGCCAGCTTTACTTTTACACCACCTGGAGAGGCAAGTTCTTCTCAGTTTGTCTGCGAAGGATGGAGTAAATCAATCCCATATTTAAACAGGGCCACGATACAGGCTACGTTCAGAGAGGTGTTTGAACCATGAGTACTGGTCCTGTTTTCAGTGAAGTTCAAAAGATAAATCCTTCAGCAATAATTGAACTTTTTGTATTACAGCTAGACACAGCATTACATGGTGCGAATACTATTTATAGATTTCATGCAGGATCAAATTTAAATGCTAATGGTGAGATAGTTTTTGCAGGTAATTCATATCTTAGATTTCCTATTGAAGCTACAGGCTTTGCATATCAACGTGGTCAACTTCCAAGACCAAAGGTAACTATAAGTAATGCAACAGGATTAATTTCATCTATCTTGGTCAGTGTTAATCAGGTAACAGCAGGTAATGATCTTACTGGTGCTACTTTTACAAGAATAAGAACAATGGCTAGATTTTTAGATGCTGTAAACTTTCCAGGTAATAGTAATCCTTTAGGAACACCAGATCCGACAGCAGAGTTTAAACGTCAGATATTTATTGTGGATCGTAAATCAGCAGAGAATAG